CAGTTAAAGGTAAGTGGTATAAGTGGTTTCCAGGGATTTAAATTATTGATTATTCAAAGCAATGATTGATTAGAATAATGACATATGTTGGAAACTTGCACCATTATGTGGATTCAACCAACAAGATATTTATTAAAGTATAGGACGAAAAATGTATTCTAGAGTAACTTTTTCATCTGTGTCACAATCGACCAAATAATAATTATATTTAATTAAAATTGATTTTATTGCAGAAAATATATTCTTAGAAAAACAATTTATAGCAACGAAAATAGATTTCTCTTCATCTGTATAAAATCTTATATCGTATGGAATATTATGTTCTGATTCATGGTCTATCCAATCAATATAATCTTTTGTAGAAGATGCATATAATGGACTGGCTCTTAAATCTGTTGAAATTAAACTGGTAGATTCTTCTGAATCTAAATTTATAATGTATTCAAAGCTCATTATTTCAGGGTTTTAATTTAGTTTTCGTAGAAATATAAATCCACTATGAGGTGAAATTTCACCGATAATCCCATTAAATTTTTCAATATTAATATTCTGTTCTTTTATGTCTGGGTGGCTAGACATTAATTCTGTTATAGCAATATCTATTCCTTCATAATCTTCATCCGAAGGGGCCAACTCCGTAGTTGCATAAATTATTATTTTATAGTCTACGTATTCATAAGTAATTGATATAATGTTTTTAGTAATATTTCCAATAAATGCACAAAAAAGTGCTAATTTCATATCTAGATTCTTCATTTTTAGTTCCAGTTTCATATAATATCAGGTAGTGCAGGAACGATATGAGCTCCACTCTTACCGCTATGAATTATTCTCCAGGAAGTTGAAGTTGACGTACCAGTAGTAGGATTGATATGACTACCTATATTGGTTCCAAAATCTACCTTGACTTTACTATCGCTGATTATTCGTGAACTATTAATATTTCCAGAATGGAAGTTGTCGTTATGTCCAGGTATATGTTTTCCTTGAGCTCCACTATGAATATTCTTAGCTATATTACAAGCGCTTAACCCAAACGGATCAATCCACTCCATCGGATTATGCACATAAGCATAAGGCGTTTCACCACCTGCTAATCTAATTGGGTCCGACTTCAGGTAACACCCACTTTGAGGGTCATAATATCTAAATCGGTTATACGCCAATCCACTTTCTTGGTCAAAATATTGTCCTGCAAACAGCAGATTCGGATTAAGCGGTTCAGTCTGTTTGCTTTCCCAGCTTTCGAGTAATGGTAAGCCCCATAAGCTGTTTGGAGCTTTCCGCCAAGTGCGTTTGCCTTGAGGGTTGAACAAAGCAAGTGGTTGACCGTTCGGTTGGCAGACGGCGTAGTTTGTGGTTTGCGTCCAGGTTTTGTGATGATTACGAAGGTCTGTTTTAAAGTAACTGTCCTGCTGTGCAATCAGCTCCCAACCATTGAATACGTTATGCCGTTGGCTTTCTAATGTGTTATGGCGTTCAGTTTCTTGGTAAGCAACTTGGTCACCATCCCACAAATAAGTGGTTTTGGTGTTTCGCTGCGGACAAGCTTTCTCAATGCGTCGACCAAGGGCGTCGTATTTATAATACCAAACTTCGCCCCATTCATTGGTCAAACTTTCTAACTGATTATTACCGTTCCAACGGTAATAAAGGGTTTTACCTCATAATTATTGAGTGAGGACAAAGTTAAGGTTGCTTTGGTGGTTGATTTTATTGCTGATTAAGTAAGAAAAGTGCGGTTGGTTTTTCGAGTGTTTTTTAGATTGAAAAAACACTTAGAATTCTGACCGCACTTTTGTTTGATATTCTTTAGTTTTTAAAGAATGGAGAGATGATAAAGTAAAAGCATGTCTGCAAGGGTTTATTTTTTATTTTCTGAATAAAATTTCCAATATTTTTTATCAAATTCTTGAAAGCCTCTTTTTTGAGCTCGTTGATATACTATTTCAAAATATTCCATAGCTTTATCATATTCATTTAATTCAAAATAAATAGCTCCCATTTGGAAGTATTCATAAAAATTTATTAAGTCTTTAGCTCTTTCTGTTTCTAGAGTTTTTTCAGCCCAGATTTTAGCATTTAGAAAATCTTTTAAATCAATATAACAATTGACAATACTACTCATAATCCAATTAGCAATTCTTTCTGGCTGCTCTAATTTGGGTTCAGGTAGTTCATCCCAAGTATCTAAATAGATTTTTATTGCTTCTTGATGTTTTCCTTTTTCATCTAATTTATTTCCTTTCTCAATTTTTTTTATAAAAGGTTTTAGTTCATTTTCTGTTAATAACATTAAGTACTCCTATTATTTCATTGGGGGAAGGTATTTGATTCCAAGTCTGGCTCCTTGAGAGCGATTTATTGAGTAATGTTCTAAGTAATAGTTTCTAGAATCTTTCATCCATTTCCTTACTTCAGGTGCTTTAGCACCGTATTGTCTACCTTTTCGATTCCACCATTTTACAGCATCGGTTCTGTGAGCCATGTCAGCCTGTGATATTGGATACCATTGACCATCACCAGCTTTAAATTCCATATTTTTTCCTCCTTAAAAATAAAAAGAGGGTCGAAACCCTCTAAATTAACCTGCTGGCACCACTTCCGGTTTACCATTTGACATAACATCAAATGACAATGGTGCAACGCCAGTTGAATCCCCCGAGATAAAGTCCTTAAGATTGATAACCGCGTCTTTAAATTTGATTTTGGTTCCATCCGGGAAAGTCCATTGAAAGTCCGCTTCAGAATCGCGACCATTTTTAAACGCAAGACCTGCGATGTAGTCGTTACCTGCATCACCTACATTTCGTTTACCAGAAACAGAAATTGTAACTGACTTCGCAGTCATCAAACGACGTGTCCAACCTTTTTGGTCAAATGGTTTCCATTCTTCAACACCATTGTCAAATGATACTGAAAATGATTCCATGTCTGCAATATCAACAAGTGATTCAAGTCCTGCAGTTCCTTTGTTTACTTGGAACTGGTTTTCATATACGGGGAATACCCCAGTTTTCTGAGCCATTAGTTGCCCTCTCTTTCGTAATATAAATCAAGCTCGATAACACGCTCATACACGTTATTATCATCTGTTCCTACGTCCACAGGCTCGTTCTGTAACAAAGCGATCATCTTAATAGGTGTTTCACCAATAACAACCGATTCTGCCTCAAATAGACGATTATAGAGGTACTGAGCACGCTTCTCTGTCTCATTCGCATTCTTGTTCCAGTGAATTAAAATGCTGATTGATTTGACATCATAGCTTGCCAGTGATCTGCCTCCGATTGCTACCCGAGGACCATCGATTGTCTTTCGTTGATAGATTCCTATACTGTTTTCTTGCTTATTATCGAGCTTGCCAATGTAGTAGTTGTTAGCTGCATTAAATGTTTTAATCCAGTCACGGACTTCAGCTAGTGTAATCATGCTTAAACCCCCGTGATTTGTTTGTAAAGTTGCCCGTAGGCTTGTTTTATTTTGTGTGACTTCTTGCCACCATCGACCCAGTCCTCAAACCACTTTCCTTTTGCATGAGGATTTTCTTTCGTCTGGAATTTATATTCAGGATGAAAGTACAATCGTCTTGCGTAAGGAGTAGAATGTACCAGGCTTACTACTCCTTGGGATGAACGTGAGTAGTCTGGAGCCATTGCATCTCCTTGCAACACACCTTTATCAAAAGGCACTACCTGCGCCTGCACAACTTCTGTATGCAGGTATTCAGCAGTCTGTTCCAGTGCTATGATTTGAGCTCTTTCCAGTTTGCGGATAGTGCCAAAATATAGCTTTACTGTAGACTTCGCAAACATAGCATCACTCCAATCCGATGTAAGTATAGTTAACAGTCCCGTCTGGATTCCTAGCTTTCCGACTATCGGCAATCCTCCTGGCAATACCAAATACAATTGCAGTCCCTCCGCTTAATGTAGCCAAATCCGGTGCAATATCACCAACAAAATAGGCTGACCCAGTAATTTGGACCAGCTTCTTCTGCTCAGTTAGGACTGTTTTGACACCGTCCTGATAATTACATTTTAGATTTTCTCTAAACGCCTCCAAAGGTTCGCCGTCTTCAGAAACTCCTTCTTGGTTGACTGTGATTGTGATTGGTGTCTGGCAAAATTGAGGTAAGACAAGTTGTGGAAATTTCATCAAATAACCCTCCTTGTCAATCCTGTTCGTTTCAAAAGTTCATAGGTTTTGCGATAAATAACAATACCTTGCTCTGTAGCAATATTCCAATTTGATCCAAATTGCATTGACACACCATTAATGCTGTAGTTTGAAACTGTAGTAGCTATCAAATCAGCATTAACCTCCTCAAAGTCAACAATCTGACAACAAGCCTTTTGGATAACTTCCTGCTGAAATGGTGTCAGATTGTCGAATCCAATGCCACGGATTCGGTTGAACGTAAGTATATCAATCTTGTCAGAAGCTGATTTAAGTTTGCTAGCCAGAACTTCTGAATCAGCAGAAATCACACCAACAAACGTCTTTTTGTAATAATCTGGACTAGCATACATGACTGTTACTCCTTAGCTCCTTTGAGCTTCTTGATTTCAGCATTAGCATTTTTCAAGTCAGCCAAAACTTTTTCGTACTCCTCTTTTGACACCTTGTCAACAGATTCACCATATTTTAGTTCACCGTCTTCGTAAACTTCAAAGCCACGACCAACAAAATCATTGATCGCTGATTCATCGATATCATAGACTCGAGCGCCTTTAATTGCTTTTAATGCCATATACTACACCATCCTTTCTTACGCTGTCGCGTTGATAAAGATACCCGCTGCTTTATTCTTAATCAAGAATGCATCCATGTAGAAGCGAGATTGGAGCAAGTAGTTGTCAGCTGTACGTGAGTCATGTCCTGGTGTAAATACTTTGATGTAAGAGTATTTTTCACGAGCAACTTCACAAGATGGGTGGATTAAGATGAAGTTCATTTGTTTCGCTTCATCTGTTGCGACACAACCATTTGTAAAGTTGTATTGTGATTTCATGCGAGCTGATTGCACTTGTTTGATTTTAACGTCATCAAGGCTATAGATAGAGCGTTTGACGTCGCCATTTGAACCATTCACTCCTAGCACACGTTGGATGTCTTTAGCCTGTTTGAAGAGCTTGTTGACAGCTGGAGTGACGTACAAAATGCGACCTTCAGATGGGACGCCTGCTTCGTCCATTTTTTCCATGGCATCATCAAATTTTTGCAAGATATTTTCTGCAGTCAATGTTGTAGTGTCGATAGTAGCACCGTTAGCAGTATACTTGCCTGCTTCTGTGTAGAGTTTTGAGAACACGTAGCAATCTTTTTCAGGAATACCTTGTTCAGTTTCCAGAGTATTTTGGACATTGGCAATAGAGACGACAAGGTTTGTTTCATCAACATCCATAGGATCGATTGCAAATTCGATGTCGCGATCATGTTCGAGTTTCTTTGGTTCCCAATCGTTTGAGATTGTTCCAGAATTAAAACCGATAGTTTGACGATTGTGGTCTTTGTAACCAGATACTGTGATGTTTGGTAGCTTGATTGTTTGGGCGTTGATAAATTTCACTTGCGGATTTGAGTTAAACAAATCTACAGACGCAAGTTCTTTTGCATATTTTTGATGCAAAGCTTGTTCGAATTGTTCTGCGTAGTTATAAACTGTCATAATTTATTTCTCCTTTTTCTTAAAGACCAAACGCTGCAGCGATGGCATCAGTTTGGCTAGTTTGTTGTGTTTTACCGGTAGATCCGATTTGTTGAAACCCAGTTGATTCTTCTTTGTTTGGCTTCAGTGCAGGAACGTCTTCCAAAACTTTTGCGACAATAGCTTTGAAATCTTCTGGTTTCGATTCAAGTGTGAGAGTTGATGTATCAGCCAATTTCATCACATAAGGTAGTACACCAACAGGCAATCCTTCCTCGATTGCTGCTAATTGTAGATTTCGCTCTAAATTAGCTTGCAATGCACTTGCTTGTGCCTGCGTTAACTGTTGCTGTAGTGATGTGACGTCTGGTGTTGCATCAGCTTTCTGCGACTTAAAAGCAGTAATAGCTTGAGCCATTTCTTCACCACTCAATCCTTGCTGCTTAAAATAATTTTTTAGCACGGTGTCTTCAGCAATCTTTTGCTTACCTTCGACAATGCTAGCGATTTTGTCATAGTCAATCTCAGGAGTGCTAGCTGGTTGAGTTTGGCTTGACGTGTCTTGTCCACCTGCAGAGCCAGTTCCTGTATCTGCATTATGGAAAAATAGTTTGCGTTTGAACATAGCGTTCTCCTTTCAGTTTTAAGGGTGTCTCCCTATTTCAGTTATTGTCACTGGTGTCTCCACGTAGTTTTTAGTCTTCGGACAAAAATTAGAGTATAAGAAAAACCGCGTCGAATTCGAGGCGGTTTATAGCAATTTACAGTGATTTATAGCAGTCTATTCCTGCAAGTCAAGATGTTGGATCACCTCCTAATCTTTAATGGCACGGTTTGAAACCTTTGCGTAAACATCCACATAAGTCTCTTTCTTGTCTCCGTTATGTGTGATTTCTGCACAATTTCCGCAAGGCTCGCTTGATGTAATTGTGTTCGTACTAACAAGAGCTTTCCAATTTTGCAGGGTCTTGCTAAACCAAACTACAAAGCAGTCTTCAGCTTTGATTTCACGATCTGATAAGCGCGAAAATTCTTGTGATGCCAATTGTTTTGCTTTCTCTAACATTTCATTCCTCCGTTTTTTCATATGTTTCTGCAAAAATACCAGGTTTACATGGATAAAATTCCCCTGGCACGCCTTTGATAATGTAATCGCCTTTTGATGCTTCCATGATGCCCTCTAAGGTCACAATAGATAGTTTTCGAGTGTTTAAATCGTAGGGTACAGATTCAATACCCATAAAAGTAGCGATTTCTTTTACATTTTCGCCCGTCCACTGCACCGCCTCAATGACTACTGGTTTCTTTCTGTATTTCATTTTTTCAATCCTTTCTGAGTACAAAAAAAGCACCTTATCGGCGCTCTGTGATATTAACAATCGTAAAATACATACTTCTCACGTTGCAGTCTACGTCTTTTCTCTTCTGAATCATAGCCGTACTCATCTGCAAAATAATCGTATTGATCTTTGATACATTTGTCTAATTTTGCTTCAAAGATATCACTCTCTTCTTGTGGTCCATAGATAGCCGCTACAGGAAAAATCGGGGCTACTAAACGATATCCAAAGATGTCGCTGAATGTATCTGCTTTTTCTGCTACACGTTGATAGCTTTCGATAATCCGCATGACTACCTCTCCTTTAGTTTATTTATAACATAATTATAACTCTCAGGAAAGGTTTTTTCAAGCATTTCTCTTCGTTCACTATCAAATTGTGCCTCAAAGACATGCGCAAAAAACTCGCTCTCTATATTTCCTTTTTTCTCCCAGTAAACGAGCGAGTGCGAATACTTACCTTGTATTCTACCTTCACTCAACGCTCCTAATATATCAGATGCCGAAGAGGCTTTATCGTTGCTGTGGATTGCTTCGAAAATAGTATCATCAGATAAATTGATAAAGTCTTTACGTAGAAGTTGCAGTATTTTTTTATCCTTTGTGAATTCCCAACCCAGCTTCTCATCTATTTGGTGACCAAATTCATGGAAATAACCAGTACCAGGTCCGCGAGGGTCGTCTACGTCCTTATACATGTTCAGGAAGAGTTTTCCAGATTCATATCTTACAACTCCTGTTTCTGCAATAGTTGCAATCGCCGACTGGTCGGCTAATCTTGCAAACAATTCTTGTCCAAGCTCTGTACCTCCCTTGAATTTTTTTCGAGTCGCATCGATATACATGTGTCGTGTCTCTGCAGCAATCTTCTTCGAAGCTACGCCACTAGTATCTCTAGGCAATCTCTGACGATTGATGAATTTCTTGTAATCACTATCACTTTCGAGTGAAAGCTCTTGGTATAATTTGTATCCTTTTTCTGCTTCAAAGTATTTCAGATTTTCTTCTGCATTAGACTTAAGTTTAGACCATTCTTCCGCCCTTGATGTGTACTTCTGAACATTGTCTTCATCGAGACTGAACTGCGATAATCTGCTAAAGCGTTTCTCCTGTCGCTTAGCATGCTGAACTTTGTTGTCCAGTAACTGTCTTTCCTTTATGTCGTCCAATTCCTGATTTGTAAATATTTTCTCTGGCTCGCTACTGATCCCAGGGAAATAAGTTGTATGCTTATCTTTGCAGTTAGGGTGATACAAACCAGCTGCCATTGCAGAACTTAACAATGGATATGGACCATCATCCGCACTGCCTCCTGACCAGACATCATCAATCAATACTTTACCTTCAAAAGGCATACACAGAGGACATGCATTCGATCGCTTGTTTAAGATAACAGTATGAATCCCCCACTCCTGGCGCTTGACTCCCTCGCCCATTAGGTAGGCTCTTTTGGTTGCTGTCCGAATGGCCATGTCAGCGTACGATACGATATTGACCATGGCCCCGTTACTGTATTGGATGCATGTGATTCCCCGGCTTAGAAAATCTTTGGTGGCCATATCCACTGATTGCTCATATGTCTTAGCTCCCGTGTTAGCTGCTACCTGAGCATCAAATATTGTGCGCCTGTACTGGTCGTCTGTATACCTCAATACAGCATGCTCTGCCGTCTTCATATCATGCTCGATCGAGTTAAGTAACGCATTCAACTTTCGTTCATTGATAGCGAAAAATGAAGCCCCCAGATTATCTGTTCCACTGTTAAATTCAAAACCGTTCTTGATAGCTTCCAGGATAGACATTTCCTCATCATCCATGCCTTGCTTATAGGCTTCTTGGATAGCTGTAGAAATCTTGCTATTGATATTGGCAAACTCTTTGCTATATTTTTTGGCATTGGCTCGCTTAAATCGTTCAAGCTCTTTCAATTGAGCGCCCTGCCATTGTTCCCATTCAAAACCTTCAGCAGTTTCCTCTGCCTTATGCCTTCCGAGATTTCTAATCATAGAATCAAGCAGATCGTTTTCGATTCGCTCAAATGCTTTAGATACATCATAAGCCATTGCAGTACACCTTAAAACCTTGCGCCTTAAAACTTCTCAATTGTCGTTTCAAAGCTGTTTTACTAGGCATTTTGAGGTTGAGCATATCCAACTTGTTGTTCTTCTCAACAGCATAGATACCAAACTCTACATTATCGCTCGCTATCTGTAGAAGTCCCTGCGCTTCCTTCTGACTCATGTGATAGATCCTCTGTCCTATCGTCACCGTCTTCAGCATCTTCAGCCTCCTTCTCTATCTCAAAATCGTTAGCAGCTTCATTCAATGATGGCACGTCGACTTCTGTAACACCTTGCTCCGCTTTGATTCTTGCCACTTCCTGGTCTTTCCAATTCTGGTCTTTTGAGTCACCGTATAACTCCTCAACGCTCGCTTCAATCGACATGATACCGCCTGTCTTGGCCTTAGAAACTGTCTCAACCTGTGATTCGAAACTAGGATTAGCATACTCACCAAACGGCACGTCGACCTTGACTTTCTGTAGCGGTTCCTTCTTAAGCACGCTATCAGCATTCAAAACCATACTAATTAATTTTGGCAGGTAATCTTGCAGAGCTGTCACAATAGCATTACGAGTATAGAGAGTTGCCTTTTCTTTCTCGCGTTGTGCCTCAGCATTATCTAGCTTCTTGACATCGATACCGAGTGTTGATGGGCTGATAATGCCTTGTAAAGCTAAATCAAGCGCGGTCACATATGTACTCAAATAACTTTCGTGCGGGATATTAGCTTGTTGCAATGTGATTGTGTTCTTGGCATCCTCGCCCATCGCTGTCTCAACCTTGATAAAACGATGGTCAAAAGGATTGCCCTTACTAATTTCGCCTGTGTAAGGATCTCTAGGAAGTAAGTTCTCAGGAATATACTCTCGTGATCGTCCAGAACGAAGAGCATCCATCCACTGACTCCAAGATTCATCCAAGCTATCAAAAGCATCTGTCTTACGATCATAGATAGATTGACCACGGCCTTTTACTTTAGGTGACGTGTAAATCTTAAACGGCAAGCACAAGATGACGGATTTATCAAATGCCACATCTACAAGGTTAGCAGTGTACTCTGTCGCGCTCATATCTAGCTCAGTTTCGCCTCTGTAGAGCTTATAAGTTAATAAGCCATAGCCGTAGATTTCCTCGAGCAAATAGTTCCGTCTGCGTTCTGTGAAGTGTGTGCGGAAAATAACTTCTTTCAATCTTCCACGGTTGTAGATGATTTCAATTCTATCTCCACCAACCCATTCAACAATAGGCAATGCTGTAAGTTCCGGATCAAATGAAATACGAAAAGCACCATCACCCATCACAAGACTATCTTTAATCGCCTCCTGCAGTTGATCGTGGAAGTTGCTATCTTCAGCAATCTCTTCCCACAAATTTCCTTGCGTTTCCTCGGCAAAGTCTAAATCATTCATATCGTGCAGCGTGATATCTACCAACCTATCAACGATGAGACCAGGTATTCCTGTGTGAATCTTTCTAATTTCTTGCCCAGGAGTACTTGTCGCTCCCCAAAAGTTGATGTTGCTATGTGGTAATTGCTTGTAGAGCTGGTCCAGTTCGTATGAGTCACCGCGATACCAAATTTGGTTCTTTGCTGCATTATCTTCAAACGTCATTGCCTCTGTAATTGTGATAACATTTGGCTGTGCCTGTTCCAGTTTGAGAAAGCTTCTCATACTCTTTCTGATCATGTCCATTATTCCCACTTTAGTTTTCCTTTCTTCCGATTATCTTCCTGTATGGCAACCATGCATACTGATTCGCATTGATTGTGTGATCATTTGCATCTTCCGGCTCATCTTTTCCTTCTTTCCATGAGTAAGTGTTTAGCTCTTTGATATGATTCATACAATGACTTAACACATAGTAACAACCTTGAGCTAACCAACCAATTTGAAAGTTGATCCGGTCAATAATCTTGGTTTTCTTATAAGCATTGTTAAAGATATACAGACAGCCGTATTGTCGCTTGTATTTGTTTAATTCTGTAATTGTTGCTTGGTCCGCACTATCAACAAAGACATCACGCGCCAATCCCCATTCACTACGATTGCGTTCTAGGAAATTGATAAACTTGACCACAGTATCAGATGGTGCAATCGGTACATCAAGCTCAGCGTTGTTGTAGACTTCCTCATCCAGCGTATATAACTTCCCGTCATCTGATATCCCTTGGAAAATCATTGCAATTGTATCCGGACTACTTGCTGAGTAAGCTGTATCTAGTCCAGCTGTGAACCGCTGGAACGTGACCGTATTCTTTACAAAAAACTTACTCAACACATGTCTTTTACTATCAAAGTTAACGAAGACAATTCCTGTTGCTCGGCCACGTAGACCAAGTATTTTATTTTTGTAGAGCTTAGTCCCAACTGGTGCAGCATCCTTTTTCTTCTGTATGGCTTCTGGTGTCAGTGATAGGTTGTCATTAAACGTAAAAAACCAGTAACGCCATTTAGGGTTAGCTGGTTCTGATAGGTCTCGCATAATTTCTTCCGGCACATCGCCTGCGTATTTTTTGTATGGTCTCGCCTTGTTGATGAACTCTTTGTAGACCGGTAAATCAGGATTATCCGGATTGAGCGTTGCCATCAAATAATCATTACGTGTGGACAACTCACGTACAAACTCGATGTCAGCCGTGTTGACCTCATCAATATAGACACATCCATACTGTCCACCGAGAACCAGCTTCCATTTTTCCTTGTTGTCATATCCCAGTACATAAATGATTTTCCCCTCAAACTTGATGTGAGGAATCTTCGAATCTTTATCACCATTACCACAGTAGACGGCTGTTTTATGGATGTCTAAAATTCCGTTATCCTGATTAATGATATTCTTTTCAGCTACACCAACTGTCTTTGCTGCAATAATGTGGAACTTCTTCGAACTTCTACTGACTGCTCGCATAAACTTAACACCAACACCAACCGTTGTTTTTCCAGCAGCTGTGGTACCTTCCAAAAAGTCAGCATCAACATTATTAAAGCTGTTGCAAAAGTCGATGTACTTTTGAGATAAAGGAAAGCTATTCGTCAAGACCATCACCGCCCAACTGACTAACGATATCGTCAAACTTCTTAGTTTCGGTTACTTTAGCATTGCTATCAACTTTATCAATCCCACACTGATGTCGTTT